GATTCTTGTTTCATAGGTCAAATGGGGAGGGCAATATGCTCTCCCTTTTTTTGTTACATATTTTTACTCTCGCTATTTTGTAGAGATGTTGGTAATTGAAAAAGCGGAATCAAAGAATTGGTATTTGACCTTGACGGAAAAAGTCACGATTGCAAATCCATACTTTCTTTTTGCGTTCACTCACAGAACTACCAATGAACAAACGGTTGCGATCCTAACCGACATTTCAACCCACAAAGAAAGATACAATGAATTTGCAGTTGTTGAGGGTTCAACATTCACTTTGGATGCTGGAGAATTTGAATATGTCGTTTATGCTCAAACATCACCAACCAATTTGTCTCCAGCATTGGCAGATGAAGAGGTTGAAAGCGGAATCCTGAAAGTTCAATTTGATGTCACACGCACTCAATACGAGGTCACTCTCAACGAGAAAATCTACGAGATAGAACAACCCACACAAATACTGTATTTACTGCTTGAAAATGGGGATTTTCTTCTTCAAGAAAGCGGTGATAAAATCATACTATAATGGCAGATCAAAAGATATCCCAATTAACCACCATCGTCACCGTTGATACGGCATCGGATTTATTTCCCATTGTTGATACATCGGCAGCGGAGACAAAGAAAATCACACCATCAGCGTTGAAAACTGCATTGGCGTTGAACAATGTAGACAACACAAGCGATGTAAACAAGCCGATAAGTTCAGCCACACAAACCGCATTGGATGCGAAACAAGCAACCCTTGTAAGCGGTACCAATATCAAGACCGTAAACAACACAAGTTTGTTGGGAAGCGGAAACATTTCTATCAGTTCGGCAGTTGCTTGGGGTGGTGTTACTGGCACTTTGTCAAACCAAACTGATTTGCAAACTGCACTTGATGGCAAAGTTGATGAGAATTCTGCCATTACTGGAGCAACCAAAACCAAAGTAACATACGATGCGAAAGGGTTGGTAACTGCAGGAGCAGATGCAACCACAGCAGACATAGCAAGTAGCACAGACAAAAGATATGTAACCGATGCCCAATTGGTAGTTGTTGGAAACACAAGCGGAACAAATACGGGCGACAATGCGACCAATTCGCAGTATAGCGGATTGGCAGCGAGTAAGCAAGATACTTTGGTATCGGGTACGAACATTAAGACCATCAACAGCACTTCGCTTTTGGGTAGTGGAAATGTTGCAGTTGAACCAACAATAACAGCCACAACTTCAGCGGATTACTACAGAGGGGACAAAACATTTGCAACCCTTAACAAGGCTGCGGTAGGTTTGGGCAATGTTGACAATACTTCGGATGCAAACAAACCCGTATCTACTGCCACGCAAACTGCACTTGATGCAAAGACAAACAAACTGATTACCACCAACAGACAGACCGCTTCATATACTTTGGTTTTGAGTGATGCCGACAAATTGGTTGAGATGAATGTGGGAAGTGCAAACAACTTGACAGTCCCTTTGAATAGTTCAGTTGCGTTCAGCACAGGCACACAGATTCTTTTGGCACAATACGGAGCAGGTCAAACCACCATCGTTGCCACAAGTGGCGTAACAATCCGAAGCAATGGGGCAAAGTTGAAATTGAACGCCCAGTATAGCGGTGCAACTTTGGTGAAGATTGCTGAAAATGAGTGGTATTTATTTGGAGATATAGCGTAATGATTTTAGCAACTCACGGAATTATTGCCTCACAGATTGCGTCATTCGATGCTGATGCTGCTGCTTTCTTTAATCGTGTAACTACGGCAGGGGGAACATTAAGCACAACCGAAAAACAAGCGGTGAATCAACTTGTATTGGACTTAAAAGCCAATTCACTTTGGACACCCATGAAAGCCATTTATCCAATGGTAGGCGCAAGTGCGGCAGCGTGTGCGCAGAACTTGAAATCGTCAAGTTTTACGGGTACTTTTTCAAGCGGTTGGACTTTTGCAAATACGGGGGCAACGCCTAACGGAACAAGTGCTACATTTAATACAGGGCTTAATCCTACAACGGCTTTATCAAGTGTAAATTCAAACCACAAAGCGGTATATTTAAGAACAAATAGTGGAGGGGCAAAAGTTTCTATAGGTCAAAATGATAGTCAATGGCTTTCGGCCTTGAAATTTACAAACGGTTTATGTTATTTATATAATCCTACGAGCAGTCAACTAATTAGCCAAACAAATTCCAATATAACAAATCTTTCAATAAACACAAGACGTTCGTCAACTGATTTTGCGTTTTTTTATAATAATAGCAAATTAGCGACAAATACATCGCTGAACACAGCATCTTTTGCGTCTAATAATGTGCACGTAGGAAGTGCGGGTGGGTTTACATATTATGACAATAACGAAAACGCTTTCGCCTCAATCGGTGACGGCTTAACCGACACCCAAGCATCCAACTTTTACACCGCAGTACAAGCGTTTCAAACCACTTTAAGCCGAAATGTATGATAGGTTACACACTTACACCCGAACAAAAGGATTTGATACAAGGGCAGTATTACACGCCTTATCAATTTTTTAATTGCGTTCAAGATATTGACGGCGTTTGGTTTTTGTTTCTTTCCGATGAGGACAAACCCGAAGTTGCCATCACTGAATACGCTTGGGTTTTAGATTTACCCGAAGCCGAATACATCCCACCACCACCACCACCATTCCCACCTACTGAATAATGACCGCAAGAAAACCCAATGCGCTACCTGTTAGCTTTGATCAATTCCGTAAAAACCCAGTTGCTGCCGTGGCTTTTTGTATGCTTTTGGCTGTTAGTTATTTGTATATGGACTTGCGTTCGGGCAATCAACAGCAGATTGACGAATGTCGCAAAGAGATGGCAGTACTACGAGCAGAACAGAAACAAGCATATAGGGCATTGAAAACGGCAGATTCGGCATTGTCCGCAGCCATTACCGAACTACGCATCATTAACTCAATGAAAAAACTATGAGGTTGTTGATCATTTTTGCATTCGCTTTCATCGGTGGTTATTTGTTCACAGAATCTTGGGCAACTGAACCCAAGCCAGTTAGCGAAATTGATGCGTTATTGAAGAAGATTCAACAGAATACACAGGCGGTTGGTCAAGCCACTAAACAAGCACACGAGGTCGGTGAGAAATTGGTGGAAGCAAAAGTGGTTGAGAAAGAGCAATTGAAAGAAGCGGTGGTGAATGCTGAAAAGAAAGCCGAAGCCGTGGTTCAACAGATGCAAGTTGTTCAAGACCAAATGGAGGTGTATGCCGTCAAGATGGTAGGTGCTGGATTAGATACTACCACAACACCAATTGAGTTCAAAGGAGTGATCTATGATGCGTATTTGAACTATCTCTCCGAAGGTGGAAAGGAAGATTTTGACTATTTTAGAATGTACTTATGGCAACAAAAGTAAACATCACATCATTTCGTTCTAAACCCAAAAACAAACTTGGCAGACATACCAAGCACAAGAACAAACACAAGAGTTCAAAACCATATAAAGGACAAGGCAAATGATAGACAAAATCAAACAAGCAATGAAGGTGAAGAACTACAAGTTCTTTGAATCAGGTGATTACAACTTGAACATCATTGGGATTCGCAATTCGGATACTGGAAGCAAGGTGACAAATGTCTTTGATGACTTGTTAACCGTGAGTTACAAAATTGGTGATGTGTGGCATTTTAAGAAATGGGCTGCAACAACTGATCCCGGCACAAAGGGAGTGAAGGAATTTCACAATGCTCAAGGCGTTGCTCGTTTAGTTCCCGGACAATATCGTGGTTCACACGCAATCGGTTTGCATCAAGGTAAATACGAAGCATTAAAACAAGCCAAACCCGTCAAGGTTTACAGAGATGCAAACAAGGATATGACCTACGACACCAAGTTGATCACCGAAGGTATCTACGGAATCAACATCCACAAGGCTGGTGCAGATTCAACCTATGTTGAGAATTGGAGTGAGGGTTGTCAGGTGTTCAAAAAGTCAGCAGATTTTGATGAGTTTATGGCTTTGGTCAAAAAGGCTGCCACATTGCACGGCAATTCATTCACTTACACACTATTAGAAAGCAAAGATTTATGAAAAAATTAATGGAAATTTTCACGGGTGATAAAGGAGAGATGTCATCAAAACGATTCGTGGGCATTATCGGTGCTTTTGTTTTGTTTGCTACAATGGCTCATAATTCTCTCAGCCCTGCTGATATCGTACCTTCTCCAGAGTTGGTGACTGCGGTGGAATTCATCGTGATTGCTTGTCTTGGATTCACATCTATTGACAAGTTCTCAAACAAAAAAGATTGATTGCTATTTGATAGAGATGATATTCCAAAGATTAAATTTTCACGACAACAAACTGCCTGTTTTCAAAGAGAACAAAGCAAAGGGATTCGTGACATTTGGTGCAGACAATCTCTATCCTGATTTTCTAATTGAACTATTTAACAAATCCCCAAAACACAATGCAATCGTTTCTGCAAAAGCTTCATATGTGGCTGGAATTGGTACTGAAGTTTACGGACAAAGCACCGAAGACATCGCCAAAATCCAAAACAAACTCAAAAGCATCAACGCCTACGAGACCTACGAGGAACTCAAAGCCAAAGTAGCATACGATGCCGAGTTGTTCAATGGGTTTGCAGTTGAGGTGATTTGGAACAAGGCAAAGACCGCACCTTCGGAATACTATCACATTCCATTCAAAGACATCCGCAAAGGATTAGAGGGTGAGTATGTGTATTGTGCTGACTGGACAGATAGCAAAGCGGAGAAAATCCACTATCAACCATACAACCCAATCACAAGGGAATCAAAGCAATTATATTACTGCCAATTTTACCGCCCAGGTCAAGGCGAATATCCCTTGCCTGATTATGTAGGTGCGTTGAAATACATTGAGGTCGATACCGAGATTTCAAATTACTATTTGAATAGCATCAAGAACGGATTTACGGCACAAACTCACATCCAGTTATTCAAAGGTATCCCCACACCTGAAGAAGCTCGTGCAACTGCAAGGAGATTCAAAGAGAATTATCAAGGCACGGACAATGCCGGTGGGTTAATTATTCAATACAACGATCCGACAGAAAAGGAATCAGTCATCAACAACCTTCAACCTTCGGATTTTGACAAGCAATTTGACTTGTTAAATAAGACCGTACAACAAGAGATATTTGTTGCACACAAGGTCAACTCCCCAATGTTGTTTGGAGTTCGTGTAGAGGGACAATTGGGTGGTCGTAGCGAGTTGATTGAAGCCTATGAGATGTTCCATCACGCATACATTGAACCCCGTCAACAAAAGATTGATGATACCTTCGCTTACTTGCTTGAACCTATCGCATCTGTTCGTTTAGAAACCATAAACAAACCACCAATCGGTCTTGACTATCAGGCGTTGTTCACCGCTGGAGTTATCACCAACGAAGAAGCAAGGAAGGAACTTGGGTTGCCAATGATTACTGATGTGAAGCAATCATCTTTGAACGATGCTATCAATGCTTTGAGTCCGTTGGTTGCAAACAATGTGTTGTCTAATATGACCATCAACGAGAAACGCCAATTGGCAAATCTTCCACCGATTGCTGGAGGAGATTCATTGCCATCCGCTGCACCCGTTGCCCTATCAAAACAAAATCCTTTTGGATGGGATGATGAAAGAGACATTAAAGTATTTCAACAATATGGTGAGAGTGCAGACAACTTTGAAGCGTACAAGTTTGAGTTCGTGGATGCCGTTGAAACTGCGATCTTAAATGTGTTGAAAGAGAATAAAGGGTTGCAAGTTGGAGACATTGTAAACATCACCAAGTTGGATGCAAAGGTTGTCGCTGATGCGATTGCTAAACTTGCCAAAGCAGAGTTGATCAAATCATACGAA